CGCTTGTTCCCCCACATGAGCGGGTTCTTGCTCTTCGTCCCGAAGTTCACGCCCCTGATCTTGTAGCGCTGCTCCTTGAGCCGGTCCACGACGCCCGCCCCCAGTCCGCCCTCGTCTACGACCACCAGCGCTGGCTTGTACTCCTCGATTGCCTCAATCACGCGCCCCACGACCTCCATCGTGTCGTCGCCCTTATACTTCTTGATAGCCACGATGTCGCGGCCCTGCCGGACGGCGATCACCGTGCTGTCCGACCCAAACCGCGCCGGGTCCACGCCCACGATGACGGGCGCCGACTGATCTTTCCAGCGCGGGCGGTCCATGGCGTCGTCCACCAGTCGCGACCCAATAAACTGGTCATCCGACGCGTTGGGAAACTCCCCATACACTTCCACATGCGCCTGGCTGCTGTCAGCCCCATACTCGTCGATAATCTGCTGGTAGACCTGCTTGTCGGTTCCCTCGACGGAGCGCGCGTCTACAATCTTATTCTTCCAAAACTCCCGTTTCGAGTTGAAGCACTCGTAGAAGTACCCGCTGTTACGGCGCGGGTTCGAGAAGGCCAACCAGAAGCGGTTGGGCGTATTTTCCGTAAAGAAGCCCGCCGCCACCGACCAGATGGCGTCATCAATACCCGACGCTTCGTCGAACACCAGCATCACACCCGCGAAGTTGTGCACGCCCGCGTACGCGTCGGGGTTCTCAGCCGACCACAGCCGCCCCTCTACGCCCCAGTAACGCGTGCCCATCTTCAGGTCTTTTTCCACAATATCCGTCAGCCACTTGGCTGGCATGAGGCGGGTGGCGCTCACCTCAAACCAGTGGGTGTTGAGGGACATGGACAGCCACTTGGTTATTTCAGCCCATGTGACCGAGCGCAACTGCGCTTCCGAGTTGGCCGACACGATGGTCGTTGATCCAATGCGGGTCGAGAGCATCCAGATGACTAGCCACGATACCAGCGCAGACTTACCAATGCCACGTCCAGAGGATGTAGCCATTCGAAAGGTGTCAAAATCCAGCTTTCCATTGTTGGCCTTTATGTGGTCGGCAAGCTGTTGCAACACTTCCCGCTGCCACTTGCGCGGGCCTTGGAAGTGTTCAAGCGGCGTCCCCGCTTGCCCCCACGGGAACGTGTACAGGACGAACTTCAACGGGTCGTCCTTCAAGCTGGGCATCCACAGCCGCGCCATCAACTCCATCTCGTCTTGGGCCGAATAGATTGGTGCTTGCACGGTCTATGTCCTCTAGCTGTTCAACAACGCTAAACGCCCCGTCAATGACGCGCTGCTGCGCCAATTCCAAAGCGTGCTTGACCGAGATGGTCTGGTCGATATTTACGTCAATCGCCGTCTTGGCCGTCCAGCCATGCGCGTGCTTCAAGATTTCCAGCGCCGCCTTAGCGTCGCCCTGACGCGCGGCGTCATGCAGAATACCGGAGATTTCCATCTCCCCGTCAGCGCGCCCCTTCTGTTCAGCCAAATCAGCCAATGGGTCAAATTGGCAAAGTTGGCGGTATTCTGAAGGTAGCAACCCCGCAGCCAGCGCCAGCGCGTCGCCCTTCAAGCCGTTACGCGCAGCCGCATAGATTGCGTCCAAGCGCGCCTCTGTGGCCTGCAATTTACGTGGTGCGTTGGGTAGTGAGTGCCAAGTCATGCACCCACTATAGCCTGCGTTTTTTGTAAGCGCAAAAGATTGTTTGCGTGGGGTCAATTTTAAAAAATAAAAAAATTTGTGCGTAATCCCTTCGTGACCGGTGCCGCCCCCCGCCGGGCCCCACCCCCCCGTCAAACTTTTGACATGTCAATTGTTTGACAGTGTCAAACTTTTGACATGTCAATTGTTTGACAGTGTCAAACTTTTGGCATGTCAAACTTTTGGCATGTCAAACTTTTGACAGTTTACATGTAAACAATTCATATGCGAACAGTTTATAGCCGAACAGTTTATAGCCGAACAGTTTATAGCCGAACAGTTTATGTCTAAACAATTTACATGTGAACATTGGCAAGTTGGGCAATTTGGGCAACCGTTTTTTGCGTTGCCCAAATTGCCAATGATTTGTGCCAGCGGTCAAAACATAGGAATAAAAGCTTTGGGTCATTTGGGCATTATTGGCAATCGTTTTTCAGTTGACGCCGGTCGAATTGTGGCAGCCCCAAATTCCCAACTGTAACAGGTTATGTTACATTATTTAGATTTTTAAAATAAAGAATATATAATGACAATAACACCCAAAAGCCCCGTTTTTCATTGCGGCGCAGGCACTTTTTGATTGGCAATCTCGCCTTTCCACAATAGCCAATCTTCCGCCCAAAAACCCGCCAAACTGCCCAACTCAGTAACACAAATAGAAACAAAAAAATGTAAGAAAATGTTTGACAAGATCGCTTTGCCACAATATTCTAACACTGTAGAAACAAACACAGGGAACATTGGCAATGCAAAATTTGATCGAAGCTAGCCTGGCGACACTTTGCTTCCTATTTGTCGGCGCGATTGTCGCCATCGCATTCATCTAAACAAGGGGAAAGAACATGATTACGCCATCCAGCTTTGCAGCTTCTTACAAAAACAATCCGGCAAAGAAAGGTCAGCTTGCCGCGCGCAAGCGCTTGTTTGGGGATTGCTCCCGCTATGCCGTGGCGCCTGTTCATACGCGTTTTGATGCCGTCGAATGGTTTGTATGGGATGCGGAAAGCCCTTGGATTGATGACAAGGGGCGCGCTGGCGTGATCCGGCAAGCTGCTACACTGGAAGAAGCGCTGCACGGTTTAGTCTAACCGATTGCACAAAGGCCGGCCCACGGGCCGGCTCATTGTGCAATCGGGCACGCTAACAAGGGGAAAGATTATGAGCTTAACATTCGAACAAGCCACGCACATGCGAAACATCTTTGAAGCTCAAATGAAAGACACCGCGCAAGCTTTGAAAGCTATTGAGGGTGTTGGCACGGGATGGATGGGTTTAACGCCTGACGCTGTGAAAGCATCGCCTGAGTATCAAGAAGCGCGACGCCGCTTTGATTGGGATTTTGACAGCTTGCGCAAGTTCAATGCCTGGTATGTCAAAACATTCAAGCGGGAACTGGCACGGGAACGCGCCGCCAAGCGCGCGGCATAACCAAAACTAGCGGGCCAAAAGCCCGCTATATTTTTTTTGAGAAAATGCAAAAGAATGTTTGACAAGCCTGCAAAGCCTGCTATCTTAACATCACCGAAACGCAAACAAGGGGCACACAATGACAAACCGCAAAACCTTCAAAAACTCCGCTGAACTCTCCGCCTTCATCAAATGGTTCGAGGCAACCTACCCAAACAAAAGCCTCACAATCTGCCCCTGGCGCGGCAAACTCTCTGCAGAATGGAAAAACTAAGGGGCGGGGGCGCAAGCCCCCAAGCCTTCCGCTCACGCAAACAAGGGGGCCTAACATGTCCAAACAAGTTTTATGGGAGTTGCGCGAATTTCCCGACAATGGCGCGGACGTTTATTCGATGCCGCTAGGTTTCAAATTGCGCCCCTATCACCGCGCGCAAAAACTAGTCCTGCGCTTGCGCGCTTGCCGGCGCATCGTATTTGCAACGCCTTTAAAGATTAACCGCTAAACTCAACTCAACACAAGCAAGGGGAACGATCATGACACTAGTTGCTGAAAAAACAGACCTTCAAAACCACGTCCGACAAATCGCTTCAGACTTAACAGATGGCCGCATTGATTGTGAGCCAATGGATGACGAAGAAAGCCCAAATGCTTTTGATTGGCTGCAAGATGCTTTGAGCATCGAATATATCGTCACTGGCAAAAAAGAATATTTGGGTGCGCGTGTTTTGGTGGCCTTTGGTGGCCCTAACATCTGGGTTGATACGCGACGCGGCATGGTCGAGGGCTACTGGTGGGGCCAATATGCCGAAGCATCTTTCAAAGACAATATTGGCCTTGACGATGCGCTTCAATGCCTTTGGGCCTGCTAAGGAGGCTTGAGCCATGACAACACAACGCCCCGACGCCCCCGCAACGCCCCGCGCTGAGCCGTGCTGGCGCATCAACCCCGCGCTGTGGTCGTACTTCTGCGACCAGGTGCCCCGCGATCATGGCCCGTCATTCATCTGGTCTGAAGCGGACGTGATCCAATGGCTGGACGAAACAGACTACGCCAAACGCCGCAATGCCGCATACCGCATGTTTGACGGTATCCTTCACGCCAGCGAGCGCGCGCTCCTGCCGCCTCGGTGAGCCATGACGGATCCGGAATTCGATAACCTGATAATCAGCGCAACGATCAAAACGCTGATTATCGTTCTGTTAACCTATGCAATTTGGAGGGCCTAACATGAAAGCAAGATACAAAGTCCAAACTAAATGGATCAAAGACGAACAGACCAAACACAAGCGCGAAATGCACAACCCGCTCAGCACCGACAGCGAACGCGCCGCGGCCTATGGGCTTTGGCTGGCCCGTCGTGATGGCCACGACCTGCCGGACGACGCTGCCTACTACGCGACGATTGTTTGGGATAGGATCGCGGGCAAGAAACGCGCGAAAGCTATTAAATTTTACGGGCCCTTCGCTGGCGTGGCGTTCATGTTTCCGCATTGGGACTATATTGAGCGCGGCGCCGTGCAATTACCCGACGCGCCGGAGGCTTTGCCATGCTAATGAGCCCGATACAGACAACCAAACACGCAGACCAAACGCGCACCGTGACCTATTTCGGCCACCAGGTTGGCCACTACGCGCCCATCCGGTACCTGAAAAGCCGTGAGCGCGGCTGGCGCTACGTGAGCGTGCATGGCCATCTAGGCTACGCATCAAGCGAACGCGCCGCGCAACGCGCGCTAATGGAGTGCTACCATTGACCAGCGTCAACGATAACATGTTAACGGCTGAAGGGTTGCTCGCCCACTACAAGCGCGTGCTGGCGCGCACCCGTGACCGCCCGCTGGTGCCGCCCGTGCCAGTCGTAACCTGCCCGCCACGCCCTGCGCCGCAAGCGCCACCCAAGCGGGTCGTGGCCGTGCCGCCGCCCCCGCCGGCGCCACCACCCGACGCAACGCCGGACGCGCTGGCAAGCACGGGCGTACCGAACGTACGCAACGCCCGCCGGACCGTTGCGCCTATCTTGGTCCGGCTTGGCTTGGTCTGGGCGGACATCATCCGCGACGATAGGCGCCCGGAACTCGTGCAAGCACGCCGCGAGGTCTACTACGCCCTGCGCGGGCTAGGCTGGAGCTATCCGGTCATCGCGCAGCTATGCGAGCGTGACCACTCGTCTGTCCACTACGCAATCCGAAAATGGACTGAGCATCTAAACAAGCAAGCAAACACGATAGGAGAATAAAAGCATGACAAACATCAACGATACCCTGAACGAGCGCGCCCACACGCACGGTGACTACCGCGAACAGGCGGCCTTCGCGCAGCACCTCAAGCGCATGATGCGCGCCGGACCTAATTGGGAACGGCTGGAATTTCACCAGGCCCAAAGCCTTGAAGCCTTTGCAGACAAGATTAGCCGCGTATTGTGCGGCAACGCTAATGAGCCGGACCACTGGCGCGACGTGGCGGGCTACGCGCAATTGATCCTGCGGGAACTGGAGCCGTTGCAAGGCGGCGTAAAGGCGCCGACGGGCGTCAGCATCAAGCCGCAGACGGGCGACGCGCCGCTGAACGTGCCGCCGTTCATCTTGCGTGACATGGAACGCGACATAGCTGACGTGACCAAGCCCAAGGACGCCACGCCATGAGCAAGATCAAGGACAATCTTGAGGTGCTGGCAATCATTGACGAACTGCGCGAGGAAGTGCGCCAGTTGAGGGCGGCGCTCTCGCCGCCGGTCAATCCGTTTTATGGCAAGTTGGGGCTCACGCCCCAGCTCGCTGCCCTGCTTAATGCGTTCTACCTGCATGGTGACATGCCGCCGGTCCGGCTAGACGCTGTGATCTCGCACCACACATGGGGGCGCCGCTGCGACGATCCTGCCGTGTCGCCTACACGCGGGCGCGTCGCGGTGTGCAAGCTGCGAGCGGCCCTGCAACCCTACGGCGTAGAAATAGACCTGGTGCGCGGCATGGGCTATCGGCTGGATGCGGCAAACAAGGCGAAGCTGACGGCGCTATTGGAGGGGCTGACATGACCGACGATCTTGTGAAGCGGCTGCGTGAAGAAGCTGACAGCGAATGTCTTGATACGATGATGTGGGAAGCCGCCGACCGCATTGAACATTTGGAGTCTGAAGTCAAAAGGTTAGAGCAGCAACTCAAAATGGCGCGTCGGTTGGCGCATAGATCACAGCCTGAATACCCGCCAGAGATTGGCGTTCCTCATTTGAGGGAGGATTAACTGATGACCGACGATCTTGTGAAGCGGCTGCGCGATTACACTTGCGATTGCGGTGTAAGCAACCCGAAGCATTTGACATGGGAAGCCGCCACCAGAATTGAAATGATGGAGCGCGCGTTGAAGCATGTCGCTGAAATGAACACCGACACATTTGATGCAATGGGTCCACTGATTTCATGCACTTGGATTGCTAGAGCCGCATTGGAGGGGAAGTATTATGACTGATGATCTTGTGAAGCGGCTGCGCGAAGTCAAAGATTGGTGGCGTGAACCGGGACGCACAGCGGAACAAGCAGCCGACCGCATTGAGCAACTGGAAGCGGCGCTACGGAAGATAATCTCAAACAATCCAATTCACGGGGATACGGGATCGGCCAGCATCAAAGATATTGTTGATGCAATCATAAGATCAAGCACTATCGCCCGTGCCGCACTAGGGGAGAAGAAAGATGGGTAAGAAAAAACCTTACGAAGGCGCTTTCGTTGAAAGCCTAAGAGAGCCGCTATCTTCAATTGAAATCACAGACCCAGACGATGCTTTCTGGGATCGTATTGTTCATGAACGTGAAGCCGCTGCTGACTGTATTATGCAATACCGCAAAATGCTGACAGAGCATGTTAGGGAGATTTGCATCTATCGCTACATCTTCCGCGCTATAGGGACAGAAGACGCTGATGCCATTTCTTCTGATCTTCCGTATGAAACCATGTCGCCGTTGGATTGCTATGAAGCTGGGCTGATTGACGGAGCTATAGCTGTTCGCAATGCGGTTAAAGCAACTGCACAGAAAGCATTAAACCGTGAATTTGATGAATGGGACCCGCCCGCTGCACTAGGGGA